ATTTTAGTTTTGATTATAATGCTACAAATGTAATAGCGGCACTGCAAAATGGTCAAGATTTTACAGTAAATGTTAATGGTGAAAATGAACAATATGATGATGCCATTGTAGTACCTTTAATTACACATACAGATAGATTGTTTTATAATAGCAACACAAATGTATCAGGTCAAAAAAATTTATTTGTAAGCAGTTCTGTTGTGCAAGGTGTACCATTTGAACAATTAAAACCTGCTTTAAGAATATTTACAATTATAAAAGCTATTGAAGATAAATACAATATTGAAAATGGTTACTCACAAGACATAAAATTTAGCAGAGATTTTTTTAACAAAGATAACCTGCCTTTTTATAATTTGTATTTGTGGTTACATAGAAAAAAAGGTGGAGTACTTGAAGATGATAGTATTGTTCAACAGTGTAAAAACTGGGGTGATTTGTCAGGTACTAATACAGCAGATAGAAATTTTTGGCAACCAAAAGTTAAAAGTTCATATTGGAATATAAGGCAACCACAAAATACAAAAACTGTTGAAATTAGACACGCTATAATAGTTACACCACCACCACTAACAACAAGTTTTGACATCATTATTGAAAGAGATGGTGAAGAACATTACAGGCAAACAGTAACACAAAGTGATTTAAATTTTAATTTTATGGGAAGTTCTTTTACTGCATTTGATACTGAGTTTATGTTAGCAGAAGCAGGGCAATATACACTGTTTATAAGTTGTGATACAACTAGTACCTTTTTAGTTGAATTAAGATTAAAAGAAACTGTTAAGAAATTTTTAGGAAGTAATAATAGAACTGCAACAGCTTTTGGGTCAGTAGAAATTACTACTGATGCTGAATTTAGTACAAATTCCCAATTACCTAAAATGACTGTTATAGATTTTTTAAGCAGTATATTTAAAATGTTTAATTTAATAGCTTACCAAAATGATAGAAATATTATAGTGGTAGAATCACTAAATGAATTTTATAATAACAGCACAACTAATTATGATATAACAGAATATTTAGATACAACAATAGTTGATGTAGAAAGCGTTTTACCATTTGCAAAACTTAATTTAAAATATAAAGGCACTAAAACATTTTTAGCAAATGACCATAATGAAAGGTTTGGTTTAGAGTGGGGGTCTTTAAAATTTAGTGGTGATGAAAAAGTTGAGGGTCAAGAATTTAAAATTGAATTACCCTTTGAGCATATGAAGTTTGAAAGGCTTAGAGACCAATCAGTGTTATCAGGGGTTGATACTACTGTTCAAGTTGGATATCACGTTGATGACAACCAACAGCCATATTTAGGTGAACCATTATTGTTTTACCCTGTTAAAGTTACAAGTGGTACAGCAATTAGTGTTTTGTCAAGTTCATCATCACAAACAAGCATTACACAATATTATGTACCATCAAATAGTTTAGCACTTACAGATTCACAAACAATAAATTTTGGCAGTGAATATAATGAATATGCTAAAACACTTTTTAATACTAGTTTGTTTAAAACATATTTTGAAAGTTATATAGCAGGTTTATTTAATATTAGAACTAGGCTTTATAAAGTAAAAGCATATTTACCATTAAGCATAATACTAAATTTAAGTTTAGCAGATAAGCTAGTAGCATTTGACACAATATTTAAAATAAATAGTTTAAAAACTAATTTTGCTACTGGTATAAGTGAACTAGAACTTATTAATGAAACAGAAAACTTTACATTAGTAGATAGCCCTAAACATTTAGGTGATTTAATTAGTAAACCATTTATAACAATAGATAGCACTAAATTAACAATAGATACAGTAGAACAAACAATTGATGCAGATTAATGATAAAAACAATTATAGAAATATTGAAACTGGCAGATGATGAAACAGAAAATATTAAAATAGCAAAGGGCAAATATGCTTACCCAAAAAATATTAAAGAAGCATTTAGAAAATTTAAAAGAGATTTAAAATGGCAAAGAAAGTAATACAAGCAGAATTAGATTTAGCAACAGGTCAGGCTTTAAAATCAGTTGAGGGTTTAAATAAAAAGCTAAAAGCTACTAATAAAGAAATAACACAAACACAACAAAAAGGTAATAAGTTTACTAATACACTTGGTAAAGGTTTTAGAGGTGTTGGTAAAGCTGTTACTGGTTTTGGTAATGCACTAAAAAAAGCAGGTATTGGTTTAGCTGTTGCGGCATTTGCTAAATTAGCTGATGTACTTACAAGAAATCAAACAGCTATTGATTTTTTTACAACTGCAAATAATGCACTAAATATTGCTTTTAATGATTTTATTAATTTAGTAATAGGTCAAGGGCAAAATATAGTGAATTTTTTTAAGGCTATATTTGAAGACCCAGTTGGTTCATTAAAAGATTTTGGGCAGTCTATAAAAGACAATATAACAGAAAGGTTTAATAGTTTACTTGACACTTTAGGTTTTTTAGCTAGTGCTGTTAAAAAAGTTTTTTCAGGTGATTTTACAGGTGCATTAGAAGATGTAAAACAAGCAGGTAAGGAAAGTGTTGATATTTTAACTGGTGTTGATAATTCTGTAGATAAAGTTGCAAACACTACAAGTAAAATAATAAAAGCTACAAAAGGTTATACATCAGAAATAATAAAACAAGCTAAAGCACAAACTGAGGTTAATAAATCAGCAAGGGTAGCTGAAGCACAAAACGCTTTGCTATTACAACAATTTGATTTACAAGCTGAGAAACAAAGGCAACTAAGAGATGATACCTCAGCTAGTATAGAAGATAGAATTGCAGCGAATAAAAGGTTAGGTGAAGTATTAGATGAACAAGAAAAATTAATGTTAGCTAATGCACAAGCTACACTTGATGCGGCAAAAGCTAATAAAGAATTAAATGACAATGAAGAAAATAGAATAGCTTTAATTAATGCTGAAATGGAAATGGCAGATGTTAGGGCAACTGTTGCAGGGTTTAGGTCAGAACAATTAACAAATGAAAATTCATTAATACAAGAGGGTATTGATTTAGAAAAAACAAAAGCAGAAGAAACAATAGCTAATGAAGAAGCGATTAGAAATGCAAGAAATCAAACCTTTGATTTATTTACTGAATTAGTAGGTGCAGAAACAGCAATAGGTAAAGCATTATTTTTAGCTAAACAGTCATTAATTTTAAAAGAACAAATAGCTAATGCTAAAGCTGCGATAGCTAAAGTAAGTATGAGTTCAACAGAAGCAGCGGCAGATGGTGTTAAAGGTATTGGTAAAGCATTTGCATCAGCACCACCACCTTTAAATGCAATACCTGCGGCAATAGCAGTTGCACAAGCAGCAATGACTGCTAAAAGTATGATACAAGCTGTAGCAAAAGCAAAACAGTCAGCTAGTCAAATGGGTGCTACTGGTGGTAGTACGCCAAGCGTATCAGCACCAACAATTGCTAGTACACCACCTGCATTTAATGTAGTTGGACAAGCACCTGAAAACCAATTAGCAGAAACAATTGCAGGACAACAACAACAACCAGTAAAGGCATTTGTAGTGTCAGATGAAGTAAGTACAGCACAAGCATTAGATAGAAATATTATAGAATCAGCAAGTATTGGATAATTTAACGTTATATAGATATGAAAATAGTAGAACTAATCATTGATGAAAATGATGAACTAAATGGTATTGAAGCAATATCACTGGTGGAATCACCTGCCATACAAGAAGATTTTGTTGCTTTAAAAAACAAAGAATTTAAATTAGCAGAGGTAGATAAAGACCAACGATTACTTATTGGTGCTTTACTTGTACCCAACAAACCTATTTATAGAAAAGCAGGTGACCAAGAATATTATATATATTTTAGTCGTGATACAGTAAAAAAAGCGAGTCAAAAATTCCTTACAGCAGGTAACCAAAACAATACAACACTAGAACACCAACACACACTTAAAGGGTTAACACTTGTAGAAAGTTGGATAGTTGAGGACAAGTTACACGACAAAACAAGAATGTATGATATGGATTTACCACTAGGCACTTGGGTGGGTGCTGTAAAAGTAAATTCAGATAAAGTATGGAATGAGTTTGTAAAAACAGGTATGGTAAAAGGTTTTAGTATTGAGGGTTATTTTGCAGATAAATTTGAGAAACCACAAGACAAAGGTGTAAAAGATGAACTTTCTGAAATTGAAGAACAAGAAAGAATACACATAGTAAAGCAATTAAAATCAATAATAAGTGATGATAAAATTACTTTACAAAGTTACAATGATTACCCTGATGCTGTTTCTAATAATGCACAAAGGGGTATAGATTTAAATGCTAAAGTTGAAAATAAATGTGCTACACAGGTAGGTAAAGTTAGGGCATCCACTTTAGCCAAAAAAGGTAAGGTGACTTTAGAAACAATTAAAAGAATGTATAGTTTTTTAAGTAGGGCTGAAACTTATTATAACCCTGACAAACCTGATGCTTGTGGTACAATTTCTTATTTACTATGGGGTGGTTTAGCAGGTAAAAGATGGGCTGAAAAAAAATTAAAAGATTTAGAGGAATTACAGGAAGAAAGTGTGACTAAAGTTATAAGTGATAAATTTGCTATTATAGATAACAGATTAGCTTATAGCACTGTTGAACCTGCTATGAAAGCGGCTAAAGATATTGGTTGCAATGGTTTTCATATTCACGAACTAGATGGCAAAAAATGGTATATGGCTTGTGAAAAACATAAAATGAGTGTTGAAAAATTTAAAAAATACAAATGCCCAAAAGGTTATAAAAAAGATTATCAAAAACACAAATGTGTAAAAATGGCTGAAATTGGTGAAAGAGGTGGCATAAGAAAATCACCTAAAGCACCAAAAGGTGATACACCAAACAGAAATCCTAAAGGCAAAGGCACAGCAAAAGGTAATGCAGGTAATACAAGAAGTGCTAAAGTAACAGAAAGGGATGAAAAAGTTTTACAAAAAAAAGCTGATGAATTTAACGAAAGGTACAAGAAAAAATTAGGATATGGTGTAACTGTTGGTATGCTAAGGGCTGTTTATCAAAGAGGTATGGGGGCATTTAATGTAAGTCATTCACCAAGAATTAAAAGTGCTACAGCTTGGGCACAAGCAAGAGTTAATGCCTTTTTATATTTAGTAAAAAACGGCAGACCACAAAATAAAAATTATACAGGAGATTTTGATTTATTACCTAGTAAACACCCAAAAAAACCAAAATAAATGCAAAGAACTACATCACCTATTGGAGGGAATAGGGCGTGTTTGTGTGAAGATAACACATATAAAAAGGAATGTTGTAAAGGTTTAATACTAAATCAAGGCATAGGTTCTTTAGTTGGTCAAAATACAAATGAATATTCTGTAGTAGCAGGGCAAAATAAAAGTAATTCTGTTACACAAACAAACACCCAACAAGTATTGCTTAATAATTCTAATGCAACTAATTTTACTTGTAGTGATGTCAGTGCAACTTTTACAGTAAGTGATACAGGTGCTACAAGTTTATCTTTAGCATCAGCTGAGTTAGTTAGTTATACCCCCACAAGTTTTAGTACAGTTACTACTACAACAGAAAGAAGTGTTGTTGCAACTTTAATTGCACCACAAGGTTTTGCAAATGAGGGTAGTTTTTTAGAATGTACTTTAACAGCAAACCAAAATGCACCAAGTTTGACTTGTAGTGATTTAACAATTAGCGGTTTTGCTATAAGTGATGCAGGTGTTATTACAGACCCTACAGTAACAGTAACAAGTACAGGTGTTAGTTGTAGCTTTACAAAAAGCCCTAGTAGTTATGCAGTTGTTACATCTGATACTGTACAAACTTTAACACTAACAATTACTGTACCTGCAAATTATCATAATACTGGTAGCACAATAACTTGTACTACAACAGCAACACAATTAAGAGATACTTATGAATGTACTAGCACTACACTATCAGGCTTTGCAGTTAGCCAAGCAGGTGTGGTCACTGCACCAAGTAGTTCTGTAGGTACTATTACATCAACAAGCCCATCTAGTTTTGCAATAGTAAGTACTAATACAAGTAGGACATTGACTGTTAATTTAACAGCACCCAGTACATTTTTAAATTCAGGCAGTTCTATTGCTTGTACAACTACTGCTACACAACCATTAACACCTACATTTAGCTGTAGTGATGTAACATTAACAGGGTTTGCAGTATCACAAGCAGGTGTAATTACACTACCTAGCCTAAGTGCAGGCGCAATTGCTAGTAGTTCACCAAGCAGTTTTGCCATTGTAGACACAAACACAACAAGAACATTATCAGTAGACATTACTGTACCAGCAGGTTATTTTAATACTGGTTCTACAATTACCTGTACCACTACTGCAACACAAACTGCAACACCTACATTTAGTTGTTCTGATGTTACACTAAGTGGTTTTGCTGTTAGTTCAGGTGGAGTTATAACAGCACCTACAGTTGATGTAGGCACACTTGTAAGCACTAGCCCTGCAAGTTTTGATAGCATAGTATATACAGTAACATCAAGAACTTTAAGTGCAACTATAACAGCACCTAGTGGGTTTTTTAATGCAGGGTCTAATATAGTGTGTACAACTACTGCAAATCAACCACTAACAACACTTACAATAGGTATGTTAGGTACATTAAGTGATAATAACCCACTTGTATTTGACACATCAGGTGGTAGAGTACACAATGCAAACTTTGCACAATACAATAGAAATACAGGTGCTTTTGAAGATAGGGATAGTGATAGTGTTCAAGATAGCAACGAGCCTGATTTTGATGCCTTTGTTAATACTACCTTTGGATTTAATAATGTAGACCAGTCACCTACTTTTAACAATTATGGATATAGTAGCTTTTTAAACCCTAATACAAGTGCAAGTAATTTATTGCTTAGTACATCTACAGCTACAATACAAGTATTAGCTAGTGTTGCGGTAACAAGCATTTATGCAAATAGTGGTTCTAGTTTAAGTGGTGTAATAGGTGATGTTACTAGACCTGCATTACCGGGCAACATACATAAGGTATGGACTTTTACAGCAGACTATACACAATTTAGTACTTATAGAATTACCACCACAATAAATGGTAGTACATCAATTAGCCAAGATTTAGTACTAAAAGGGTGTACTACTTTACATTCACAAACAACACCAGTGGTAGTATCAGGTAGAACAGACAACCCTACATTTACAGATAGTGGCAGTACATCTACAAGTTGGGGTTGTGCTAATAGTTCAAGTGCCACATTATATTTTAGCCCAAATAGTTCTAGTGAAGCAGATACATTTGCATCAAATGATGTGCAGTCACACCAAGATAGACCGTCAGGCACATTTAGACAATTTAGAGTTAAGTCAATAGTTGATTATTGTAACTTTACATCAGCAGGTGTAGATGGGGGTATAGTAGGTGCAACTATTTATAACAAATTATTGATTACAACTTGTCAGGGTGCTAATGAATTCACTAGGCAGTCAGAAAGTGTTACTGCATTTCCTGATGGTAACTATTCTACAACAAGTGCATCAGGTGCTTTAGCTAGTGGTGTTGTAACATCTATGAGTTAATAAATGCAAAATTTTTTAGGGGTGTCGTTATATCTATATGAAAAACGCACAACAAATGATTAATGACATAAAAAATCTATTGGGCATCGAATTGTCTGAGGATAAACCTAATGAAACTGTAAAAGCAGTTGAGTTAGCAACAGCAAAACTTGAAAATGGTGCTGTAATTGAAGCAGAAGCAATGAGTGAGGGTAATGATGTATTTATTGTGACTGATGATGAAAAAGTACCACTACCTGATGGCACATATACTTTAGAAAGTTCTGAAGTGTTAGTTGCTAAGGATGGCAAAATCGTATCTATTGGTGAAGAAAAAGAAGAAGCATCAGCAGAAGTTGAAGCAGAAACTGATTTAGAAGATGAAAAAAAAGAGGATATGAGATATGCTACTAAAGAAGAACTTGCAGAAGTTAAGAAATTAGTAGAGGAAATAAAAAAAATGGTTGAAGAAAAAAAGGAAACAATGTCTAAGCAAGAAGAAGAAAATGCTGAACTAAAAGAACAGCTTTCAGAAGCAGCGGCAAAACCAATTGTTCATAAACCTGAATCAAAAACAGAATTAAAAAAACTGTTAAATATTAACACAGAAAAAAATTCAACGTATAGCAGAGTGCTTGAGAATTTAGAAAAATTTAAAAATTAATTAAAATGGCAACAACAACTAGTATTACAACAACGTATGCAGGGGAAAAGGCGGCAGGTTACATATCAGCGAGTCTTTTATCAGGTAGCACACTTGCAAACGATTTAATCACAATTAAACCAAATATTAAATATAAAGAGGTTTTAAAAACAGGTGCTACATCAGATGATTTGGTAAAAAATGCAACGTGTGATTTCGATGCAACAAGCACACTCACATTAGCAGAAAAAATTCTTCAGCCTGAGGAATTTCAAGTGAACTTACAATTATGTAAGAAAGACTTTAGAAGTGACTGGGATGCGGCTCAAATGGGCATTAGCGTACACGATAACCTACCTAGTTCTTTTGTAGATTTCTTATTGGCTCACGTTGCAGATAAAGTAGCACAAAGAATTGAAACAAACATATGGAATGGTACTAATGCAACAGCAGGACAATTTGATGGTTTCTTTAATTTATTGTCAGCTGATAGTACAGTTAGCGATATCAGTGGTCAAGCAGTGACTAGCGCGAACGTAATTGAGGATATGGGCAAGGTGGTTACAGCTATCGATTCTAAGGTTTATGGCAGTGAAGATTTATTATTATATGTATCTTCTAATGTTGCTAAGGCTTACGTTAGAGCATTAGGCGGATTCGGTACAAGTGGCTTAGGTGCAGCAGGTGTAAATGCTCAAGGTTCTATGTGGTATCAAAATGGTGCTTTAACTTTTGAAGGCATACCAGTTGTAACTGCAAAAGGTATGGGCGATAACACAATGGTTGCGGCTAGAAAATCAAATCTTTATTTTGGAACGGGTTTACTAAACGATACTAACGAAGCAAAGGTTATTGATATGGCTGACTTAGATGGCTCACAAAATGTAAGAGTTGTTTTGAGATTTACAGCAGGTATCCAAGTTGGTTTTGGTAGTGATGTAGTTTTATATCACCCAACTGTATAATTAATATTAACATAAAAGGGTAGGTGGGGTTATGCCTACTTACCTTTTTTTTAAAAATTTAAACTATGGCTTGTAATTTAACAACTGGGCGTAAAGTACCCTGTAAGTCTGGCGTTGGTGGGATAAGAAATGTTTATTTCGCTGACTTTGGAACTTTAGGCGATATTACGTTGACTGTCGGTGAAATCACTGATATGTCAGGCTCAACAAATTGGTTTAAGTATGAATTAAAGGGTGCTAACTCATTAGAAACTACCATTACTACAAGTAGGGAAAATGGTACAACTTTTTATGAATCAGTACTAAATATTACTTTACCTTTTTTAGATAGGGCAACACAAGAAGAAATAAAATTAATTGCAGTAGGCAGACCACATATAGTAGTTGAAGGATATGATGATAGATACTATATGGTAGGCTTAGAAAATGGTGCGGACTTAACAGGTGGTACAATAGTAACTGGTGCGGCGATGGGCGACCTTTCAGGTTTCACTTTGACATTTACAGCACAAGAAACAGCACCACCTAATTTTGTACAACCGGGTGTATTAACGCCTGAGATTAATGGCGCACAATTAGAAGTAAATTAATTTTTTTTGTATATTAGATATGCTTTTTATGAACGACTAAATTTAAAAAGTCACAAAGAGGGTTTTGATTCCTTCGGGTTAGGAATTTGTTAGCAAATTCTAGTACATATCGAAATTAAAGGGTAGCAGAGATGTTACCCTTTTTTTTAAAAAAGATAAAAATTTTTAATAAAATATTTTTTTATTAACAAAATTTATTATATATTTACATCATAAAACAAAACCTAATTAGGTTTAGTTCTTTAAAATATTGAAAGTCTTAAAAAGCAAGGTAAAGTATTTGCAACTTTGGTTACTAGGTTGTAAAGGTCAAAATAAAGCAGATATGCTTTTCCTAAAGTTTCAAGCTAATAAGCAGATATGCTTAAATCTACGGATGATATTAGTGTTCCTTTAGGGCAACCAATTTAAACAGATAAGTCTTATAAACTTATTTGGCAAATATAATTCCTGATAGGTGGGTGTGCTATCTTCTAATATGCTATAAGCACCCAAGCATAGAACCCTTACAGAAATGTAGGGGTTTTTTTTTTACATACAAATATCGTAAATTGTTACGTTATATAATTATGAAGAAACTTACCACAAGCACATCAGCACAAACTTTAAAAATAATACCAAGAAGTTATGTTAGTTCTGTTAGTGTTTCTGTTAGGGATGATAGTGCTAATACCAGTGTAAGTTATACAGTAACACCAACCACAAGTGGTGATTATATGGTTTTAAGTCAGGCTTTTAGTTTAAAAGAGGGGCGTTATTATGACCTAGAAGTAAAAGATGGTAGTAATGTAATATATAAAGATAAAATATTTTGTACTGACCAAACAGTACAACAATCAACCAACAATTATTATACAATAAATAGTGGCGAATATACAACTGATTCAACGTATGATAATGAATTAATATTAGTATGAGTGATATAAGTATTGTTAATTTAAGTAATTATGCAAGTCCTAAAATCAAGGAAGTCAAAAACCAAGACTGGGTAGCTTACGGTGAAGATAATAATTATTTTGAATACATTATAGATAGATATAATGGTAGCCCTACAAATAATGCTATAATAAATGGCATATCAGCTATGATTTATGGTCACGGTTTAGATGCCACTGATAGTGAAAGCAAAACTAATGAGTATGCTAAAATGATGTCTTTATTTAAAAAAGATGTAGTTAGAAAATTGGTATATGATTATAAACTTTTAGGACAATGTGCAGTACAAATTATATATTCAAAAGATAGAAAAACTATAGCACAATTAGAACACTTACCAGTAGAAACATTAAGGGCAGAAAAAGCAAATGAAGATGGTGAGATTGAAGCATATTATTATTTTGAAGATTGGAAAAATATAACAAGAAAAGATGAGCCACTTAGAATACCCTGTTTTGGTAAATCTAAAGAAGCTATTGAGTTAATGTATATAAAACCATATAAGGCAGGGTACTTTTATTATTCACCTGTTGATTATCAAGGTGGTTTACAGTATGCAGAACTAGAAGAAGAAATAGCCAACTATCATTTAGCAAATATAAAGCAAGGTTTAGCACCTAGTATGCTTATCAACTTTAACAATGGAACACCAACAGAAGAACAGCGTACACTTATAGAACAAAGAATTTATCAAAAGTTTTCAGGGTCTAGTAACAGTGGTAAATTTATTTTAGCATTTAATGATAATGCAGATACACAAGCAAATATAGAGCCAATACAATTAAATGATGCACATAATCAATACCAGTTTTTAAGTGAAGAAAGCAGTAAAAAAATACTTGTTAGTCATAGAATAGTATCACCAATGTTATTTGGTATTAAAGACCAAACAGGTTTAGGTAATAATGCAGATGAATTAAAAACAGCTAGTATATTAACGGACAATACTACAATCAGACCTTTTCAAGATATACTTATAGATGCTTTTGACCAAATATTAGCATATAATAATATAAGCCTTAATTTGTATTTTAAGACACTTCAGCCTTTAGAATTTACTGACTTAACAAATGTTACTGACAAAGAAACTAGAGAAGAAGAAACAGGTGTTAAAATGAGTTCTGACCTAGATTTTGATGACCTTAAAATGGTAGAAAGTTTGGAGAACTTAGGGCAAGATGAACAAGAACTTTTGGATATGGGTTATGAACTTGTTGATGAAAGACCAGTAGATTTAGAACAAGAAGATGTATTAGATAAAATGCTTAGTCTAGCAACTGTACCAAAAAGCAGACCTAGAGGTGATAGTGATTTAGATGGTGAAACTAAAGAGGGTGAGAAATTTTTAGTACGTTATCAATATGCACCTTTAGCAGTAAAAAATAACAGCAGGGAGTTTTGTAGAAAAATGGTTCAGGCTAGAAAAATATATCGTAAAGAAGATTTAAACAAGAACAGTACAGCCAATGGTGAGTTAGCGGCTAAGGGAGAAAAGTCGTATAATATATGGTTACACAAAGGCGGTGCAAATTGTGGTCATTATTTTTTAAGAAAAACATTTATGTTTAAAGGTCAAGAATTTAAACCTGTATATAAACAAGAAAGAGAAACAAAAGGTATTAAAGCACCTAACAAGGGTTTTGGCAAAAAGGGTGAGCCAAAACAAGTAGCACAAAAACCAAGGGATAGAGCAGATAAAGGATATAAATATAAAAGATAATGGCAACAGCACTATTTTTAACAAGAACTGATTTAGTTAAGAACACTATACTAGATGGCAATATTGATACGGATAAGTTTATACAATTTGTAAAGATAGCGCAAGAAATTCACGTTAGAAATTATCTTGGTACAGATTTATATAACAAGTTACAAAGTGATATAATTGCAGGTACACTATCAGGTACATATTTAACACTTAAAAACACATACGTTGTTCCTATGCTTATACACTGGAGTAATGTAGAATATTTGCCTTTTGCAGCGTACAGTGTAAAAAATGGTGGTGTATTTAAACACACATCTGAAAATGCAGAAAGTGTAAGCAAGGAAGAAGTTGATTTTTTAATAAATAAAGAAAGGGAATTTGCTGAATATTATACACAAAGGTTTATAGACTTTATGTCACATAACCAACAAGACTATCCTGAGTATAATACAAACAGTAATGAAGATATACACCCTGATAAAGATACAACATTTCAAGGGTGGGTCTTATGAAAAAGAAAAGGAAAAACTATAAACCTAAGCTAGAATACGTTATTAAATTAGAAAGGTTTTTAAAATTAGAGAAAAATGGCAAATAATATTAACTGGGGAAAAATTTATTGCTTTACAGAATGGGGGCAAGAAACTAAAACTATCATTGAAAGCATTCCTGCATTCTCTGCACCCAGTTGTTTTACTAGCCCAAAAACTGGTAATCAGATAGACACATTAGCACTTACTGTTGATTTGACTAGCTTTACCGTAGATACAACAACAATAAAAATAAGTCAAACAACAATTTAAAAAATATGGCATCGATAGACATTAATATAGGAAGTAGCGCAGATGATGGAACAGGCGATAACCTGAGAACATTTGCGACAAACGTAGCGGCTATGTTTGCTGAGATATATGGTCTTGGTACAGCCGAAAGTGATTTAACAACAGGTACAGCATTTGAAATAACCAATGCAAGAATAGCAACTAATGCGGCAATTGATATGGATAAATTAGATGGTGATTCTTTGGCAGGGTCTTTAACAGATTTTGCACAAGATGACCTAGTAATATTATCAGATACATCAGATTCAGGTAATTTAAAAAATATGACTACATCAAATTTAGAAGATTCTATATTTGGTAATGTAAGTGGTGATGCAACAATAGCGGCAGGTGGTGCTTTAACTATTGCTAACGATTCAGTAGAACACTCAATGCTAGAAAATAGATACACAGCACAAGTTGATGTAACAAGTTCAAATTCAATTTCAATTGATTGGTCAGCAGGTGCAGTATTTAAACTGAGTGGTGCTTTAACAGGTACTACAACAATTACATTTAGTAATTTTCAAATTGGTCAATGTATTGAAATTTGTAATTTACAAGGTAGTGTAACTGTTAATTTAGCTTGTGTTAATGGTGGTGTACAAGACTATTTTTATAAAGTTGGTGGCGACTATGATGGTTCTTCTGCTAACTTATTGCAAGTAGTTTGTTTAGAAAATGATGGCTCTGATAAATCATTTGCTTATAGTGTGAATAGTTATGCGGATGATTCAAGTATTTAAAATTTAAATTATGTATGCAAAAGAAACTAATAAAAAAATAAAAACTTTTAATACTTTGCCTAGTACATATAAAGGTAAAAAATATTATATGACTGGTTTTAATTTATTATCAGATAATGAATTAGCTGATGAGGGTTTTTATAAAGTAGAAGTACCTGAATACGACAGTAGGGTACAAGAACTAAAAGACTTAAAATTTAACAAAACTAAAGGCAAGTTTATATATAGTTTAAAAAACAAAACTTTTCCTGAAAGTGTTAGTGAATTAAAAAGCAAAGTTTTAGAAAGTCTTAGAGAAAAAAAGGCAATTGACTTAGAGCCAACTAGAAATATTGCTTTAGAAGCATTTGAAACTGGTGAAGAGTTATCACAAGATATAAAAGATGAAAGGGATGCAATTAGAAAAAAATATGATGATGATGTGATTGCACTTAATAAGCTAACAAAAAAACTTGACATAATAAAATTTATATAATGAGTTCAGTAAAAGATAGTATATTATTAAATAGTGGTGCATCAGATACATTTACAGGAACAACAGCTAATTTAATTAGACATTTTTCTAGTAAAAATGCAACTTCAACTGCAAACTTTTCTAGTGGCTCAAATAGTTCTGTGAATTGGGTTGATTTAACAGGAAATAGTAATATGTCTATGACTAATGTTAGTTTTGACACATCTACAAAATTAATTACTTGTGCTAGTAATTCTGTATTAAATGCAGGTAATCTTTTTGGGGGTACAACATCAGCTACATTTACTATTGAAATGTGGTTTAAAAAAACAGGCAACAGTGGTGGCTATGTAAATGCAGTAGGAAGTAATGTTCAAGCTAGTATTGGTGGTTTTGCCGCTTATATAGAACAGCCGGGTGCTAATAATGATTTTGATTTGGCTAAATATTATGTGCCAAGTGGTTTATCAGACCAAAGATTTCCCACTAATCCGGGCATAGAAATTGCAACTAACGTATTTAATCAACTAGTTTTTGGTGCAAATGGTGCTACAGTATTCTTGTTTATTAATGGTGGTAACCCATCAACTGGTGCTTATAGTAATTCAGTAGCTACTAATACAGTCAATACAGGTGGTGCTAATGTTTTTTTTGGTAGTTTTAGTGGTGGTACATCAAGTCTTTTAGGTGATTTAGGAATTATTAGAATCTATGATGATGTGCTTACATTAAGTGAAGTTCAAGCAAATTATAATGCTAATAAAGCAGAATTTGGTTTAAGCTAATGGAACAAATGCGACAACTATTTTTAGTAAATGCAACAGTTTTATTTATAAGTTTTACTGCAATTGAACAATATTTAAGCGTTATATTATTAGTAGGCACTATAATTTATACAGTGCTAAAAATTATTAATGAATATAAAAAGTTAAAATAAATAATGAAATTACCTACAAACGGTGTCGCAAAAGATATTAGGCATTTTTCAGGGGCGTTGCTTGTGTTTTTTCTTATAGTAGGTATACTTATATACCTTTCTAAATTTTCTATACCTGATAAAAATGCACAAATTGTAAATACTTTAATTGGTATGATTGCAGCGAGTGTGGCTATGGTAATAGCAACTATCACTGGTAGAAACCCTGATGACTTAGAAGAAGCTAAAAAAAAAATACAAGGTTTAGAAAATAGGGTAGAAATGCTTGTTAGTCAAAAAGATTCATTAGAGGGTATGCTTATAAAAAGTCAAACTGAAACAATAGAAAGATTAACTTTACTTGCAGCAGTTGATTATGACAAAAAAAATAGATGTAATAACAAAGATTGTAAATGTAAATAGTATGGATAAAATAAAAATATGGTGGAAAAATACATCAGTAACAAAAAAATTATTATATATTGTGGCAATTTTATTGTTTATAATTATGCTAATTAAATGATAGATTTAGAATATTTTAAGTACACTGAGTTTGATAGCCCTGACCAAAAAAATAGTGGCATTAATATGCACCCTGAATTTTTACAAAAACTTGAAAAAGCTAGGAGCATCGCTAACTTTCCTTTTATTATTTCAAGTGGTTATCGTAGCCAACAGTTCAATGAAAAACTTAGACAAGATGGATATTCAGCATCAAAAAATTCCAGTCACCTTATTGGTAGAGCAGTCGATATTAGGGTCAAAGATTCAGCACATAGACTACAACTGTTGGAATCATTACAACAAGCAGGGTTTAAAAGGTTTGGAGTTGCTAAAGGATTCATCCACGTTGATGATGACCCTAGCAAACCCAATTGTCTATGGACATACTAGCACAGCAGGGCAAACATTAGAGTATGAGTAAGCCACTAAAAAAAACAAAAGTAGGTAAATTTTTACTTGAAAAAGTACCAAATGTAATAGGTGGTTTGTTGGATAGTACACCTGCAGGTAGTGTAATTAAAACACTTATAGGTGGGTCTGATATGTCTGATGCAGACAAAGAAATTGCCCTTAAAAAACTTGACCAAGAAATACACGAGTTTGATGGCATTACACAAAGGTGGGTGGCAGACTCAAAATCTAGTTGGTTAGCCCAAAATGTACGCCCATTAACTTTAACCTTTTTAACAGTAGCTTTTGTAATAGGTTGGTATATGCAAATAGAACAATTAGAGGTAGTTAAAGAATTACTATGGGTTGTTTTTGCAGGTTACTTTGGTGGTAGAACTTATGAAAAAGTAAAAGGCAAAAGTAATGGCTAGAAAAATTGTATCTAAATTTATAGAAAAACCAAGAGTAAAAAGAAAGGGCAGACATTCTAAAAGTGCTAGTAATCTAAAGTCTAGTAAACTATACAAAAAACCTTACAACAGGCAAGGAAAAAAATAAATTTGTTTTTTTAAAAAATAATCTTATATTATATAATACAGTATTATAATACAGTAGTATAATACAGTATATATAAAACTAAATATATAATACTATAGGGTGTTTATGGGTGCTTTTTATTTTATATGTGGTATCTTATTTTGGGAGTTTGTAAGAACTATTGTTATATTTATATATTTAAACATTAAAAAATGGATAAAAGACCAACAATAAAATGTAGTTTGTGTAATAGCTATTTTGTTGAGGGTAGAGAATATAGAGAACACTGGGAAAAAGAACACCTAGAAGAATACCTTAAATTAATAAATTATAAAGATTTATAATTATGCCTAAATCAAGAAAGGCTATAGTAAAAGAACTTGATAGGGTTTTTAGTTTAATGGTTAGATACAGCAATAGCAAAAATGGATATTGCCAGTGTATTACTTGTGGTAGAAAGTACCCTATTAAACAAATACAGTGTGGTCATTTTATGTCAAGAAAAAATTATAGCACAAGGTGGGAATTACAAAATGTAGCCCCCCAATGCTATGGCTGTAATGTGATGCAATCAGGTAGACAATATGAGTTTGCAAAACAAATAGGTGAGAAAAAAGCACAAAAAATGTTACAGCTTTCTAAACAAATAGTAAAATTTAGTAATCAAGATTTATTAGACAAGATAGATGAATATAAAAAAATTATTGCTATATTTGATTCTAAGTAACTTTTTTTCATTTATTTTGAATAATTGATATTTTATTTTAGATTTGTTTTATAGTTAGATAGTTAAGGGGGTTTATTATTTACCCCCTTTTTTTTGTGTTTATTAAAAATTGTTTATATTTGTATTACTATGACTTTTACAGAAGATGTTTTAAGGTTAAAAGATGCTGAGATAGAAGCACTTAAATTAGAAAATGTCAGGCTGTTATTAGAAATAGAAAAACTTAAACTAATTAAAAATAAAACAAATGCAAGGTAAAGTAAAATTTATAAGTCCTGACCCTAAGCAAAATGAATATGAATACAATGGGGTCACATACAAAAAATATAAAGTTGATTTTTCAGATGGCAAGTCTTATAGTTTTTCTACAAAAAAAACTTATAATGATGGTAATCTTACTTTTAAAGTAGGTGATAGAATTGAATATATGATAACTAATGAAAAATTAGGGTCAGCTAAATCAATGAGTATAGTACAAGGTTCAGATACTAAAAGGTCACAACAACAAGAAATACAATTAAGTGTATCTTTTAATGGTGCAGTTAAACTAGCTAGTAAAGGCAAAATAAAAATTGATGAAATAGAAACATTTACAAAAGAATTTTATAACAAAATATTTAACTAAAATGGCAGATAAAAAATTTACAAATGGATTATTTATATATAAATCAAAAATAGATGGTTTATTAAATTGGTCAGCTAAAAAAGCAGACTACATAAAAGCACTACAAGAAGCAGAAGCAGATGAAAATGGATTTATAAGTGGGTCATATCACACTATGAGGGAAAAACCTGATAGAATGTATGGCACATTTAGAACACAAGAAAAACAAGTTACCAATAAAGAACATTCCCCTGATAGGGATTTACCTTTTTAGATGTTAATTAACTTTGATAAGCATTTAAAGAAAATCAAAGATGTAAGAAATGGTGTGATAAAAGAGGGTTTGACATTAGATATTGATAACCTTGATGAACATATAAGGTTTAAAAGACAATTTAATGTTATTCTTGGACACGCGAATGTAGGCAAAACATCTATTATACTTTACTTAATGCTATTATATACTATTAAACATAAATTAAAATGGCTTGTGTTTAGTGCTGAAAATGATGCTTATACACTTATAAAAAAACTTATTGAATTTATGTGTGGTAAAGTGATACAGCAAATAAATGAAACAGTATTTTTAGATAAAGCATATTACATAGATAAACATTTTCAGTTTATAGACTGTAGTAAAATATATGACTACAAAGAATTACTAGACTTTGCCACAAAAACAAAACAAGATTTTAACTTTGATGGCTTTTTAATTGACCCTTATAATTCACTAAAAGTAAATAAGGCTTTATTAGTTGGCAATAAACACGAATATGATTATCAAGTTTGTAGTGAATTTAGAATATTTACCAAACAGCATAATTGTGCAATATGGTTAAATACACACGCTAATACAGAAGCCCTTAGAAAAATACACCCAATGGCACACGATTATGCAGGGTTACCTATACCACCTATGGCGGCAGATGTTGAGGGTGGTGGTAAGTTTGTTAATAGGGCGGATGATTTTTGGGTATTGCATCGCTATATACAACATCCAAGCGAGTGGATGTATTCACACTTACACATTAGAAAGGTAAAGGATGTGGACACTGGCGGTAGACCTAGCCCAATAGACAACCCTTTAAAATTTAAATCAGTAAAAAATAATGTAGGTTTTGAAATTAATGGTAAAAATTATGTACCTTTAATTGACAAACAGACATTACCATTTTGAAGCATAAAATAAATTTCACATTTATACCTATTTATGGTATTGCATTTGGCATAACTTATTACAACCCTAACTTAGAACCTGACCAGTTATTTAAAGTAGACCCTGAAGATTATTACGAGCAAGTATCAATAATGTTTTTATGTTTTGGTGTACATATAACTGTATGGAAAGAATAATGCAATTACTATATAAAGACCATAATAAATGGATTGCTATAGTAAAAAGTTTTGGGTGCAATAATGATACAGCTAAGGATATTGTGGCTGAAATGTATGTGAAAATAAATAGGGCTGTAGAAAGAGGTCTAAATTTAATGTTTGATGAAAATTCAATAAATTATTATTATGTATTTAGAACACTTAGCAGTTTGTTTATAGATTTGAAACGTAAAGAAAAAAAAATAGAATTGTTAAACATAGATGATGTGCAAGTAGGAAGCACAAACATAAACCCTGATTATGATGCTAATTATGAAATAGTTAAAAAAGGTTTAGATAAATTGTATTGGTATGATAAAAAAGTATATGAGATTATTGAGGGGGGTACAAGTATTGCAGAACTAAGTAAAAAAACTAAAATATCATATTATAGTTTATATAATACCTATAAAAAAGTAAAGAAATATTTAAAAAAATTATTATGATTTTATTAGGGGATTTAGTTGAAAAATTTACTAAGGCAACTGGTATAAAATGGCTGACTGAATTCGTTATAATAAAGTTATTGGGTTTTAAAACTTGTAATTGTGATAAAAGAAAATTAAAATTAAACAACTTTAGCAAAAATTTTACAAATGAAAAAAATAAGGATGACAAATGATGATGTAAACAAATGGCTTAATTATAAAAACAATTATAAAGTACAACCCACTAATGACCAAATTGATTTAATAGTTCAATTACACGCCAAATATTTTAATCATAATGAATATTACCCTTGTACCTGTTCACCTAAAACTTGGAATCAGTGGATAGCACAATTAGATACAGTCTATAATGAAACTAGAAACAGTACACAAACTTGAAAAAGCAATAATTCTAGCTTTAAATTTAGATGGTTGGGATTTAACTTGGACTGGTGTGAAATTTGAACATTATGATGCAGTTGGTACTACACCAAAAGGTAAAGATTGTGTTATTGAATTTAAATTTAGAAAGACATACTATGAAACAAAGATACTTGAAAAATACAAATATGATGAACTGATGAATATGCCCTATGATTTAGTAAAGCTGTATTCAGTTCACGACCCTAAAGGCAGTTACTTATATTGGCTAAATGACCTAGATGTAGGTAAGCTAACACAAATGTATTTACCTGATACAACAATGTGGACCACTAAAAAAATAAACAAGGAAGTTTATTTACTTACAGAAGAACAAGCAGTAGTATTTAATAAAAGTTAATAAATATTTTTTTTATTAACAATTAATTTATATATTTGTATCACTAATATATAAAATAGATAATATGAAAACTAAAGAACAAATAGCAGAACAGATTTTAGAAAGTAGAGTTTTTTTGCAAAGACTAAACAAAACAGGTTTTAGTAAAGCTGTACCAGTTGACTTGTTTGACAATATAATTATTAACCAATACAAAAAAAATGAACTATAAAGAAATAAAGCAATTGACAAATAAAGAGAATAAAAAAGAAATCAAAAAAGCAATTATAGAATTAGCAGTATTATTTTTATCAGTATATGCTAGTTTTTGGGTAGGTGCTTTATTAATTATAAACTTATAACTATGAATAAAAATTATAAAGAATTTATTACCAATTATATTTGGATAGAATTTTTTGAGGGTAATGAAGAAGAATTTATTGAATATACAACAGATGATTTGTCTGAATATATATATGATAAACTTGTTGTTAATCTAGGTAATGATGAATCAGAACAATTAATTATTGGCAGTTTGAATTGGGTATGTTGGTATACTATACAACAAAACATAGATAATAACTACTATGGTATTTATTGTAGAAATTGTGGCACACCCACACCTGAAATATCAGAGTACTGTAGCCCAAAATGTCAAGATGCTTATTATATATCAATTACTAACTAATGATAAAAGGTATATATAAAAAAGGTCAAATAACTCAATCAATAAATTTTATTACAAGTAGTAATAGAATATCAGAAATATTATTTGATGCTGATAAAAAAGACCCTAAAAACCCAAACATACAAACTATGATGGGTGATATGGCAGAAATAATTACTTATGTTGCATATTTAGAACGTACATTAGCAGATAGTGAAATAGATAACCAAGTTTTATTAAAGAAATTTAGTAACTTGCAAAAAGAAAATAACCAACTATGGAAAGTAAAGAAATAGATATTAAACCGCATTGGAAAATTATATCTTTTACAGATTTAAAAGATTTTAAATTTTGGGCAGGTGCTGTCACATTAGCAAGTAAATTAACAAGATTAGAATTAGAAAACATACAAGACTTTTTACGTTTTGTATATCCTGATGGAATGACTGAAACAATGGTCAATGACTTATTTTGGTTTGACTCAGATTGGATTTGTGAATCAATTGGCTTAGATGTTGAAAAAGTTTTAGAAAGAAAAAATGTTAGATTTATTTAAACATATTACAGGCTTTTGCGGTGAGCCACATTTAAATATATATGGCATTTTTTTTGTATATTTATTAACATTAGTGTATTATAAATATTTTATGTATGGAAAATTACCAAGAAATAAAAATGCTTAAAGAATATAAAAAGGTTAGAACAAAACAACAATTAGAAAGCCAAAATATTGCTCATATTGTTAGAAATATTGGACAAGGTTTTTCTTATGAAGATTTTAAAAATTTTAAATGGATTTTAGTTTTAAATGATATTGTTACAATGTCGCCTGAAAATTATGTATTTAATGCAAATGGTGGTATCAGATATTCAGCACCAACTATTAAACAACTTTTAACTGTTTATAATTTAGGTATAGTAAGAAGAAAAGAGTGGAAATATTACAAACCAAAAAACAGGAATATTGTAAAAATGATTAAAGTGTAATGATATTACTCATTGATGCAGATTCTTTAATATTTGCAAGTTGCTATAAACCTAAAGATAAAATTTTAAATAGCATATATTATAAACGTATTGATAAATGTAAGGATAAATTTGATGGTCAGTTAATAAATATAGTTACAGACCTTGAACAAATGTATGATATAAAAGAAGTTAGGATATTTTCAGGTAGGTCAAAAAACAACTTTAGAAAATTATTAAGTAAAACTTATAAAGCAAATAGAACATCAGAAAAACCACCAATGTTGGATAAAATGCATCAGTATGTTAAAGAACATTATGAAGCAATACAAAGTTGTGGTCACGAAACTGATGATGCAGTTGCTAAATATTGGTATGAAATACAAAAAGTTGTAGGCAGGGATAATGTAATTATAGTAAGTATTGATAAAGACTATATGCAGTTTCCTGCACTTATATATAATTACCACCCTAAACACAAAAAAATATATAACCTAAGTGAACAAGATGCTATGTATAACTTTTATGAACAAATGATTATAGGTGATACAGCTGATAATGTTAATTATTTTAAAGGCTTAGGTAAAGCATTTGCTAAAAAATACCTACAAGGGTGTGATACTAAATATAAATATACTAAAAAGTTATATGAATTATTTAAAATGAGGTATAAGCAAAAGGCAAAATTAAGATATATAGAATGTTATAATTTATTAAAACTTAGAACTGATGTCTAAAATAACTAAGAAAAAATTTGAAGAACTATCAAGCAAAATAAATGAATTGTTTGATTTAAATATGTTTAAAAATACTAGAAAGCTAGAATATGTTTTAGCAAGGTGTTTATTAGCACACACAATAAAACATAAATACAATAAAACAACACTACAATATATAGCTAATATGTATGAACAAAATGGTAAATCAAGTGACCACTCTACAATACTACATAATATTAGAACTTGGGCTAGGTTTATAGATGTTAAAACAGGTGTAAAAATACAAGCACAAAGAGAATTACTTAGAGGTAATACAGTAGATTATATTATGAATATAATAGACCCAAAAAGCACAATACAACAAAAGAAAGCTAAACTTAAACAAGACATAGATAATTTTAATAAACATCAAGTAGCATTTATTGAGCCTTGTTTAGAAAATGCAAAAAGGATATGATAAATAAATGTGTAGAACAAATATTAGAAGTATCAGTAGAACTTCCTGAGTATCAAAAAAAACAAATAATTAGTGTGCTTATTGCATCAATGCTAAATAAAAAAAGTTATGCAGATGCAAGGGATGCTTATTATAGAATAATAAATAACTTAGATGATGAAATATGAGATATGTACCACCACCACCAAATGGATTTAAAAAAGCACGTTATCTTTTTACAAAAAGCCCTGACCTTAAAAATAACTTTTTATATAATTTATTATCTGTAGCAACAAACAAAATTGGTGTGGTCTTAAAATATTCTTTTCAAAGGCAAGAATGGAAAGAAAGAAAAGTAAGATACAAAGACACAGAATACCCATTTGTTACATTACAGCAATCGCCATTTTTAAGAACAAATGATAAACTACTGACAAAAACTTTAAGAGTACATAAATTAGTTTATTTTACTTTTGCAGATGTTGATACTACTTTAGATTATACTAAATATCATATAAATCATATAGACCATAATAAAAAAAACCCTAAATATGAAAATTTAGAACTTGTTACAATAAGTGAAAACTATATTAAGTATCACATTTTTGCTAAAGGTGGTAATTATAATAGTATATCTACAACAATACCATCATATGACCCAAATAAAAATCAGTATAAATTAGATTTATGATATTAGATATAAACAAAATAAAAGAAAACCCTGACAACCCAAGAACAATTACAGAAGATAAATTCAAAAAACTTGTAAAAAGCCTTAAAGAATTACCTGATATGATAAATGTTAGACCAATAGTCATTGATGAAAATATGATTGTATTAGGTGGCAATATGAGACTAAGGGCAATGAAACAAGCAGGTATAAAAAAAGTACCTGTTCATCAGGTTAAAAACTGGTCAGATGAACAAAAGAAACAATTTATAATTAAAGATAATACAAGCTTTGGTGAATGGGACTGGGATATATTAGCCAACGAATGGGATTTAGATTTACTTGATGACTGGGGTTTAGATTTAAATAAAACTTTATTGGAAGAAAATCCTTATACCAAAAAAATAGAAGCACCTAAATATGAAGCAGGTGAAACTAAACCAAATTTAAAAGAGTGTTATAATATTGATAAATATAATGCTTTGGTAAAAAATATAAATGACAGTAAACTGAATAAAAATCTTAAAGAATTTTTACTGCTTTCTGCAACTAGATTTATAACTTTAGACTTTAGTAAAATTGCAGATTTATATCCGCATTTAAATAAAGACGAACAAAATTTATTTGAAGAACAAGCCCTTGTAATTATAGATTTTGAAAAAGCAATAGAAAGCGGTTATGTAAATTTAAATAAAAAAATAACTCAACAATATTTAGATGAGCATCAAGAATAATTTAGCTGTATTTATATTAACGTATGGAAGACCAGAAAAAATACATACATTAAACACCCTTAGAAAACAAAATTATACAGGTGATATATTTTTGGTTTGTAGTGAAGATGATAAAACGTTAAATAAGTATAAAGAAATAAAAAACGTACAGAAATTAGTTTTTAATAAAAAAGATTATAGTAATAAATTTGATATTGGTGATAATTTTAAAGATAACAGAGTTGTTGTATTTGCAAGAAATGCAATATATGATTTAGCCAAAAAAACTAAATATAAATATATTATTGTTTTAGATGACGACTATACTTCTTTTAGATACACAAGTGATGCTGATGGTAAATATTTAACTAAACAAAAAATTATTAAAAATTTAAATGTTATGTTTTTAAATTTACTTTCTTATTATAAGTTAATAGAAAAAAATGTAGGTATAAAAACGTTATGTATAGCACAAGGCGGTGATTTTATCGGTGGTGAAATGAGCAGAGTGTTTCAAAAAAAAGTAACAAGAAAGGCGATGAACTTTTTTATGTTTAATGTAAATAACCCTTTAGAATTTTTAGGCAGAATAAATGAAGATGTCAACTCTTATGTAAAAAAAGGTAATATTGGTGAACTTTTATTAACTATTGCCGATATACGTTTAGAACAATTAGACACACAAAGCAACACAGGTGGCTTAACTGAATTTTATTTAGATTCAGGTACTTATGTTAAATCTTTTTATACTGTTTTATTTAGTCCAAGTTGTACTAATATAACATTAATGGGCAATAAAAATAAAAGGTTACATCACCAAATAAAATGGAATAATGCAGTACCAAAAATATTAAACCAAAAATATAAAAAATGAACAAAAGTGAACACAATAAAAAAGCATTATTAGAAGCATTAGAAAAATCTTTAGGTGTAGTTACAACAGCTTGTAAACAAGCAGATATAGGCAGAACTACATTTTATAAATACTATAATGATGATGTAGAATTTAGGCAAAGGGTAGATGAATTAGAAAACATCACTTTAGATTTTGCAGAAAGCCAACTACATCAGCAGATACAAAAAGGAAATACAGCAGCGACAATATTCTTGTTAAAAACAAAAGGTAAAAAAAGGGGTTATGTTGAAAGACAAGAAATAACAGGTGCAGATGGTTTACCAAATAATGTCATTGTAGAGATTATTGAAAAAAATGAAAATAAAGACTAATGTAGTTTTTAAACACCTTTTAAAAAGCCAAAAAAAAATTATAGTTGAGCAAGGCGGTACACGTTCTGGAAAAACGTATAATATATTATTATGGATAATATTTAGTTATTGCACACAAAACACAGGTAAAATAATTACAATTTGTCGCAAAAGTTTTCCCAGTTTAAGAGCAACTGTAATGCGTGATTTTTTTGATATACTTAAAACACATAAAATGTATAATGAAATAAATCACAATAAATCATCAAGCGAATATAATTTATACAACAATCTTGTAGAATTTATAAGTTTAGATGAGCCACAAAAAGTAAGGGGTAGAAAAAGAGATGTATTATTTATCAATGAAGCTAATGAACTTTATTTTGAGGACTGGCAACAATTGTTATTTAGAACTAATGAAAAAATAATAATAGATTATAACCCATCTGATGAATACAGTTGGATATATGACAAAGTTATAACTAGAGATGATGCTGATTTTTATATTACAACTTACAAAGACAATACATTTTTAGAACAAGCCCTTATAAAAGAAATAGAAAGGCTAAAAGAAACTGACCCACAATATTGGCAGATATATGGGCTAGGGCAAAAAGGTATAAGTAAATCAACTATATTTAGCTATCGAGAAAGCAACATACCTGAAGATGCTGAGTTTTTATCTATGGGTGTAGACTATGGATATACCAATGACCCAACTGCACATATTTCAGTATATAAAAAAGGACATAACTTATATGTAGAAGAACACCTTTACAAAACTATGATGACTGCTGAGGACATACATTCACATTTTAAAATACTTAATGTGGGTGATAAAATAATATATAGTGATAGTAGTGAACCAAGACTTAATGACTATCTAAGAAGAACAGGTTGGAATATTAGACCAACTGTAAAAGGCAGGGATAGTATTATTGCAGGTATAGATTTACTTAAAAGGTATAAATTATATGTAACACCTAATAGCAAAAACCTAATACAAGAATTTAGAAACTATAAATGGAGTGAAGATAAAACAGGTAAACTTACTAACATACCTATAGACAAACATAACCATTTGTTAGATTCCCTTAGATACGCTACCTTTAATATACTAAGCAAACCAAATTTTGGAAAATATGCTATTCAATAAATACTAATAAAAATACGTTATATAATTATGAAGATTGATATAGAAGTGCCACAAGGTTTAGAAGATGTTACATTACATCAGTATCAAAGGTTCTTAAAAGTACAGGATTCAACAGAAGATGAAAATGTACTAGCCACTAAAATGATAGAAATATTTTGTAATGTTTCACCTGAAATTGTAAAAGGTCTAAAAGTAAATGATGCTTATGCTATAGTTGAAATACTAAAAGCAATGATGACTGAAAAAACTGACCTGCAAAGAGTTATAAGAGTAAGGGGTATAAGGTATGGTTTTATACCTAACCTTGATGAAATGTCTTTTGGTGAATATGTAGACTTAGACACATACCTGCAAAGTTGGGATAATATGCACAAGGCGATGTCAGTGCTGTATAGACCTATAGAAACACAAGATAAAGACCTGTACAACATAAAAGAATATGAAGCCAAGATAGATGATAATTTATTACATATGCCAATGGATGCAGTAATGGGTTCTATACTTTTTTTTTATCATTTAGGAAACGACTTGTCACAAACTATGATAACTTATTTAACGGAGAAACAGGAACATCAGTTAGTGCAGTACATCAATTCGGAGTTAGATGGGGATGGTACTCCAGCATATATGGGTTATCTAAGGGGGATATTAGACAACTTGAAAATATCACTAAATTAAATGTGCATAAATGTTTAAATTTTCTGATGTTTGAAAAAGAAAAAAATATATTAGAGATGAAAAATATAAAGAAAAAACAAAATGGCTAACAAAGGTGCAAGGGGATTTTATTTAATAACAGAACAAATAGAATCACAATTATTATTAGACCCAAATGTAAATACAGTAACTACAGGTGATATTACAGATGTAGATTTAAACAAGGCTACTATATACCCACTATCACATATAATAGTAAACAGTGCAAACCTAGAAGAAAACCTTGTTAGATTTTCTATTAGTGTTATAAGTATGGATGTAGTAGATATATCTAAATCAGAAACTACAGACCAATTTAGGGGTAATAATAATGAACACGATGTACTCAATACACAATTAGCAGTACAAAATAAATTAGTACAAATATTAAGAAAGGGTACACTAAATAGAAACCTATACCAATTAGATGGTAACCCAACTTGTGAACCTTTTGTAGATAGATTTGAAAATGCTGTTAGTGGATGGGCTTTGACAATGGATATTTTAATACCAAATGACATAGACATATGCAACTAAAAAATGTACAAACTATACTAAACAGGTTTGCCAAAAATGTAATAAAGGCTAGTAGAAGTAATTTGACTAGGCAAAAAAAAGCAGGTGGTAATTTATATAAAAGCCTTTCTTATGTTGCAAAAGAAATGCCTAACTCAATCAGGGTAAAATGGTTTATAGCACCTTATGGTTCATTTGTAGACCAAGGTGTTAAGGGTGCAGGTAGTTCAATAAACAATAGAACTAGCCCTTTTCAATTTGGCACTGGTACAGGTAAAAGAGGTGGGCTTAGAGATGGTATATTAAAATGGATTCAAAGAAAAAGATTTCAATGGCTAGATGATGAAACAGGTAGGTTTATGAGTTACAAAAGTATGGCATTTATTATTGCAAGGTCAATTTATCAAAAAGGTATTAAGCCTAGTTTGTTTTTTACTAGACCTTTTGAAAAAGCATTTGCAAATATAGACAAAGAAATACAGGATGCCTATGCCTTAGACTTAGAAACATTTTTACCTAATAATTTAAAAGATAAAAATATATTTGAATGAGTGATTTAATATTTGCTAGAAGCCCATTTACAATAAAGCATACATCAGTGGCAGACCCACCACCACCAGTATATGAATGTTATGGAACTAACATATATGGTAGGTTTGCACGTTTTGAAAACTTTAGTGTTAATTCAGCAGGGGCTATACAAACTGGCAATGTAATTGACAATGCAACTGGTGCAAGTTTAACTGTTACATCTGTAACATCAACAAGTGGTGCTACAAGTTTTCCAACAGTTACTACAGCTACAACAGTAAGTTTAAGAGTTACATTTAATATACCTAGTGGATTTAGTGCTAGTTCACATACTTGTGAAATTGAGGTTACACAAGGGGCAGCGACACCTACTTGTATAAGACTTAAATTATTTAATTTTAGTGCTATACATACACAGTCAGATATGGTATTTAATTATACAGACTGTAGTAATGCTAGTCAGTCAGGTACTTTGTCAGGTGCAAACAGCACTACAACAATTGATGTAAAACACCCTTATTTATCAAACTTTGATTATCGTTATTCTGTAGGTGGTGTTTTAGCAGTAACGTATCAAATAACAGATGCTTATATAGCAGCGAACAAAAAAGTAATAGGATAATATGAGTAATAGAATAAATGCAAGAAGTCCATTTTTTTTGCAATATACAGGAACATAAAAAATAAAAAGATATGCCAACACTACATAAAGCGGCACTACAAATATATATTTATACAGGTACAGTTACCAGTACACCTAGTGCAACAAATTTAAGATACAGTTTAGAGAAAACTAAAATATCAACACAAGCAAATGTCTTATTTGAGATAGGTGAGTTGGTAAGAGATTATTTAACACACTCGTTTAATAATGATTATGCAAGTGTGACTGCTTGGGTAACTTGTATAACTAAGCTGTATGAAACTGCAAGTAATGATAGTGAGTTTGCAACAGGGTCACCAGTAACACAAAGTTTTTTAGCACTTGATGGATATGGGTATTTTGAAGATGGTATTAACCCACAATTATCAGACAATGCACTATTTAGTAATAGCACTTTTTATTTACCTGAAAACACAGCAGGTAAGTTTCCTATATTAGCAGAAGGTGTAGGCAAAGTTATTATAGATAGCACTACAACAGAAATAACTGACAATGGTAATAGCAACCAAAAAATACAATATATTACAATACCTGCAAATAGTAGCACTATACAAATTTATGACACTAATGATTCAACATTAGATAAAACTGTTACTATTGTAAATGTATGTGAACCAAAACATACAGTTTTTAAAGTAACATTTGTAAACAAATATGGTGCATACCAAGATATATATTTTTATAAAAAGACTACAGAAAGAATGGCTGTTACTGATGAGGTTTTTAAAACTAACACAATAGATAATTCTACTGTTACTTATGCAACCTATAAAGGACAAAAACAAAGGTACAATACTGAAGCAAAAACAAGTTTAGTTTTAAATACAGGATATGTAAATGAAGATTTTAATTTAGCTGTAGAAGAACTTTTAATTAGTGAACATATTTGGATAAGGTTTGAAAATAAAACTTTACCAGTATTATGTAAAAGTATGGATATGACTTTTAAAACAAGTTTAAATGACAAACTTATAAATCACGAGATTAGATTTGAATTTGCCTTTGACAAAATAAACAATGTAAGATAATGCCACTAAGACTTAATTTATTTATTGCAGATGAAGCAGGTACATTAACGGAAGTTGAGATGTTCAAAGATGAATCAGTTACACTTATTCAAACATTAAAAAACATAAAAAATGTAGAGAAAGTATTTAGTGATTTTAGTAAAACATTTGCTGTACCTGCAAGTAAAAATAACAACAAATTATTTAGACATTATTATAGGTATGATATAGATGGTTTTACATCAAGACAAAAAAAAGAAGCACAATTATATTTAAACCACCAACTATTTAAAAAAGGAAAAGTAAAACTTGAATCAGTAAAATTATTAGGTAACAAACCACATACCTATAATTTAACATTTTTTGGTGAATCAATAAATTTAAAAGATTTTTTTGGTAAAGATTTATTAGGTTCTTTAGGTTATCTAAGTAACTTTAGTTTTGATTATAATGCTACAAATGTAATAGCGGCACTGCAAAATGGTCAAGATTTTACAGTAAATGTTAATGG